ATTTCTTTTCCATTTCAGCAGTACAATCACGTACTGCTGATGCAAACCAATCTTGCACATACTTATATTTCTTTAGTTGAAGACAGGGAAGGAATGTATAAGCAAACTCATCATTCCATTCCCGTTTATTACATCCAAGAACCTTTGCTGTGATTCGTGCTTCGCTACTGCCAATATCTGATAATCTTACAATATCTGGAAAAGCTGCCACTATACCCATCATAGCGTTAAATTCGTCAACCTTTTCCATAAAAACCTTGACGGTTTCCTCTACATCATGGGTACAATAATAGATTGTCTGGTCAATTTCATCCATTGTCAGTGACCTGTCAATGTCGAAGGGTACATCTGTTTCTTTGATATCACTGCCTAAAAACCCCTCAAGCGTTTTTAAACCAACTGGGGGATTTGGCATTACATCATAGTTAGTCATTGGAAGGGTGTTAAATGCTCTGGAATATTGCCACCCTTCACCACCCTTGACAATTATGTAATCATTGATTTCTTTTGGATCCATTCCAAGCAAGATACCCTTCATAATATATTGATCATAATGTCTGTTATTAAATCCACACCAGATATCATGTACATTTGTTTCGTAGTATGCTTTTAACTTTGCTTCATCATTGACAATGATAACTTTTTCTTTTTTGGTCATGTCTATAAAGACTACTAACCAGTCTTTTTTAAAAACCTCAAAATCGTAAAATATCATACTGTCGCCCTCTCTGCTCCAACAGCGGTCAAACAAATTGTCTGACCGCTGCCTAAATGTACTACTTACAGATCATATACTTCATTGATTGTGATTGGGTTAAAGTCATCTGCTTCATATGTGACATCCAGTTCAATTTGTCCCTGAACTTCCTGGAACATGTCCAGGACCAGTTCAGCAAAATCAGAATAGTTAATGAACTCCGGAAGTGTCTCTGTCTCCAACTTGTCCAACCAGGTTAATACGGATTTGATTGCGCGGCCATCATTCCACTTTTCAGTGTTCTTGTTGCCGCTAATCACACGATTAAAGAAGATCTTTCTACCCTTCTGATCAGTTGGTGTACCGTCAGAATTTTCCTTGATGGTACACTGTACTGCAAACATCAACTTCTTACCATCCTTTGTCAGCTTAATTTCCATACTGTCCAGAGAAACGATATAATCACCGTTCGGTACATCTGTGTATTCCTTTGCGTTCTTTACCTGCTCCTGAAGATCCTGATCCATCATTTCATCAAACTTGCTAAAATCTACTGCCATAACTTTTTATACCTATCCTTTCAAAATTTATTATTAAATTAGTTTCTTGTTCTTCTGCTTCTGCGTGTTCTACCCTCTGCCGGTGCAGATTCTTCTGCCTGAGCTGGTGGATTCATATCAACTTTAACTGGTGTAACCTCTGCTGCCTGATCAGCAGTAACAACTGCTCTATCCTTACGTGTTCTGCGCGGTACTTTTTCCAACTCTGGTGCTGGTACCTGATCCATTGCCTGAGCAGCTGCATCAAATGATACGCTTTCACTGCCCTGTGCTGCCTGTTCTACTGCTTCCTGCTGTTTGTCCATATATTCAGCCATCTTATCATGATTGGCTTCCTGGACTTCCTCACGGCTTCTGCTTCTGCGTGTTCTACCCTCTGCCGGTGCAGATTCTTCTGCCTGAGCTGGTGTGGCCGGTGCTTCTGCACTCTCTTCATTTGCAGCACTTCTTCTGGATCTTCTTCCGGATACTGCATCTGGTTTTGGAAGATTACTTGCAGCCTGTGTATCAGCCTGGTTCATTTCTGCATCAGATTTACAGCCTGTAATCTCATAGAAGTTACGTACCTTGTCCACCACATAGGCAAGATCATTATCAATCGCATATGCTGGAAACATACCCATTGGAGACTTTACAGTATCTTTACCGCTGTTCTGGGTGAAGAAATAATATTTTCCCTCGTTAACTCCGGTACGAAGTACAACCGTGAACAGACCTTCAATAGTGATCTTTTCACGAAGCAGCTTTCCAATCAGCTTAACCGTAACTAATCCAGATTCCAAGGTTTCCAGATGTGTAAGATATACTACAACAACGTCTGACGGAAGATCATTGCAGACCTGAATGATGTCAAAGTAGTTCGCGCCAAAATCGTTGTACTTATCCCAACCTGATTCCTTAATGCGGTTCATGTATGGTACTGCCAGGATATACTGGAAATCGTCCACAACTAGCAGCTTTTTTCCTGATGCTGCCTGATCCTTCATCCAACGACAGATCTTTCTTGCGTCTGTCTCACCGTTCAGCATGGTGAACTTGCTAGATCCCTTAAATGGAAGGGGCTTACCAACTGGGTTAACAACTGCTGTTGTTGCCGGATCACAATTTCTAAGAGAAGTAGACTTGCCGGTTCCACTCTCACCCATAATCAATACTTTCTCTGCCATAATTTTTTAATCCTCTCTTTCTTTATTTGTCATCTTCGCTGCTGCCAGTATCTTCAATTACATGTGATGCCCAGAAATCTGCCCAGTGCAAAATCATGTACAATGGGGTTTCGTGCCCTTTAAGTACTGCTACGTTAGACGGTTCATACAATCCGTCATGATACATAATCGCATATTCTTCATCTTCCGTCAGATCAAAATAGCGCTCTATAATTACTGCTGATCTGATTCCATGCGGCACATTAGTCAGATCCGGATTCCGCTTCCATGGTTTTTTTTCACTCTGCTTATACTTCTGCACTGAATTAGCTTTGGTAGGTTTTCCATCCTGCACCATATTTGGCACGTAAAACTGCTTGTTAAAGTCTCCCACCTTACCCACATCATGTAAAAGTGCTACAATGATTACAGAATTTTGAATTGCGTTGTATCCTGCACCACCCAGAAGAGCAACACCAATCTTTTCAGCCATCTGAACTACGTTCAGTGAATGCTGCGCCAGTCCACCAGGCTGATTACTATGATGTCCACCAGATGCCGGTGCTGTGAAGAATCCGTCTTCTTCTAATTCTTCAATTACAACCTCAATTCCTTCTCTTCCAGTCTTTTTGAGCATCTGGATAATCTCATTTTTGTTCTTTTCGATATCCTTGTTTGTTGTCTCCTGTGTTGTGTCTTGTGTAGTTTCAACTACATTATTTTCTGCTTCCATTTCTTTCTCCTCTCATGAATTATGTATATGATTCCATTCCGTCAGGAACGGATAATCATCAATGTTGATTTTTTCGCAAGCCTGAACACGTTCAATCAATTCTCTGAACAGTTCAAAGTGCTTTGGATACAGTAAACATCCAAGCCCACCAGCTTCTTTGATTTTCTGCAAATTGTACAACTGGAGATCTGATGGTTTCCCGTTTGGGGCTTTCAGTTCCACTCCTAGAAATCTTCCATTGCAGCACACCAACAAGTCCGGAACACCGGCTTTTGTGTATGCTGCACCACCCCAGTATTTGATATACCAGCAGCCCTTTTCTTCCAGGTACTTCTTTACACGGTTTTCAAAATTCTTTTCCGCTGCCATCTTACTTCCTTTCTGGAGATTGAATATTAAATAAATCAATCATTGCTTCCACCTCATCCGGTGATAAACCGCTGTCCTCATAATCTTTGAGCTTGCACAATGCAAAATAAATCTTTTCCCACATTGCATCTGTAATGACCTGTCCTGTGTGCAATGATTTCCATGTAACACCACTTAAAGCCTAGTTACCTTGTTCATCGGTTTCTGTCAATCTGTGCATATTATTTTTTTCACCCCCTCAAAACGGCACTTTCTTATATTTACACCAATAATTATGTTTCCTTGCGTGATACATCGCTGATATTACAGATGTTCCACTCTTCACACCAGTAAGTTTTGCAAGTTCCTCTGCCGTATCTGCAATGTATATGGGAAATTCGTATTCATCCTTCGTGACTTCCAACCATAGAAATTGCGGTGGCCGTTTTCCCATAAGATCACCCCGTTTCAAAAAGATCATCTGTCAGATCCTTCCCAAGCTTCAGTTGGCGAAGATTTCTTTCTTCAAAGCTGCCTTTAACCAACAGGTAATAATAAAAGCATGTATGAGTTTGACCTATGCGGTGAATACGTTTTTTTGACTGTTCCCATAAATCACAGGATCCCTTTCCAAGTGGTAAGCTATAGTAACAGATCCTGCAAGACTTCTGATAGTTACCACCCATAGCCCCGGCCTGGTACTGAATGAAGGTGATGCTGTTGCTTTCTTTCTCGTAAGCTTTCAGATCTCTACAAGATCCATTCACTATTGATATTGGCCGCTGTAGATTTTCTGCAACTTTTTTCAATCGGGCCAGCTCTTCGTTAAAGGTATAGAAGACAATCCAACGTTCTTCACTTGACTCCATCAGATCTTCAAATGCTTCCAGCTTTGCTCTGTGATATTGCCCACATAGCTGTCTTGCATACAAGATTTTGGTTAGCTGGTTATCTCCCACCATTTCAACTCGCGGAGTAACGTCTTGACCGTAAAAATCAGAATCATCAGTAAATTCTCGTAAGTTATGCGTGTCAAAAACCAAATAAGAATTTTTCATGAACTTCTTATACTCTTTGGTTACTGGTACAAAGATCTTTTGCTCAATCTTCTCTGGCAGCTTGATTACCTCTTCGGTTTTCATGAATACCGCACCATACTGGGCAAGCTTGCGTTTCAGGTGTTCCACATTCTTATATCCAGTGATCACCTGACGCTTGAAAGATCCATCATCCACCCATTCCGTCTGCACATATGACT